GTTTTCGTTTATATATAACTGGTATTCTTTATAAGATGACTCTAAGAGGCGGTTTAAATAAATAAAAGTGTAACCTCTCACACTATCGTCTTCTTTTTCCAATTCTAACGTTGATAATTCCATTGTAGTATTCATCCTTTAGTAAGACTTCACGCTCTACCTGTAGTTTCATCTCATTATATGAAAGTTCCCATTTACTATCACAACATATAAGTATTTCGAACTTAAATTTATCCTTTCCTAGTTTAATTATATCTTTATTTAGCTCATTTGAGGAAGAAGTGTAAGTTCTCCAATCAGTTTCAACTATTTGATGCCGCTTATTCTTCTTACCTTTAAGAGGCGGTCGTTTACGGACTGATTGACACTGCTTTTTACCAATATACTTACGATTATTAGTGAGATTTGTTATCTCATATATAAAACCGTACGGAATGGTGTCTTCTGTAAGCAGTCCCTGCCAATGTCCTAGATCAGCCATTACTTTGTTCTTCGTGCTCAGAGTGTCCTTCTTCCTCACCTTCTTCACCAGTTAAGAATACACCATCTATACCTCGTTTCTTTTTATCTTTCTTTTTCTTAGATATAGAACCACTTCTTGTTTGAACACCTCCCAACACCTTTGGGTTTACAGCGGTATCAGGCGCATATGTATCACCTGAGTCAATCTGATCATCTGGATCAAAAATTTTACCACCTTGTGCAGCTGGACCAAGAGCTCCACCACCTACAGACATACTCTCCTCTGCTAAATCTTCAGATATTAGTTTAAAGAACTGAGATTCAAATTTACCTCTTGATTCTTGCATATTTATATTTATACTAACTTTGTGGATGATCGATTAAAAAGATACATTGAAGAGGTAGGACAGGATTTAGTACTTGACGACTTTAATGTAAAAGATCAACAAATGAGATTACCTTCCCGTAAGCATTACTGGGTAGCTAGACTTATTGAAGCTAAAGTTGAGAAGAATAGGCTTATAAAGAAGAAGAAAACTCTTAAAAAAGAGATTGTTAAGCAGGTAATACGTGATTCCCCTGTTAAAATTACAAACAGCACTGCTGAGACTGCAGCAGAAAATCATAATAGCCTTGCTGAAATAAACGATAAAATATACAGCTTAAATCACATTATTGAATATTTAGAAAAGGTGGAGAAAATAATGTCGCAGATGGGGTACGAGATTAAAAACATCGTTGAGATACAAAAAATGGAGCAACTATGATTAATTTTGATATTGTTAAGTCGAGTGGTAAGTTAAAGTTTACTTGTAGTGATACATCTTTGTTTGAAAAAATTAGAGAGAACTTTTCTGTAGAAAATACTGCCGCTAGGTTCGCTAGGCGTTACTCGAGGTTCGCGCCTCGACGTAAGTACGCTATAACAGCAACCGGATCATGTGAGTTAGGTCTATATTGGTTAATCAGACAATACCTTATACAAGAGCAAATTAATATTGACGTCAATATTACTGATAATCTAAAGTCAGTCTTAAATGTAGGCTATAACAATCCACTATACAAAGATTTTGCATTTGACTTGAGAGAGTATCAAGAGGATGTAATTAAAAAGGCTCTTAAGTTAGGTAGAGGTACTTGTGTTCTCGGAACTGGTGCAGGTAAGACCTTTACTACAGCCGCTCTTATAGAGAACTACTTTCAGAATTGTAAAGATAAGGATACTTTTAAGTGTATAGTGTTGGTACCAGACTTAGGACTTGTTACTCAAACATATGACGAGTTTATGAATTGCGGTACTACCTTTAAGTTGACTAAATGGACGGGTAAAATGAAACCTGACCTCACTGCAAATGTAGTTATATGTAATATAGGTATAGTCCAGAGTCGTTTTGACGAAAGTGATTGGATGAAGTATGTTGATCTACTAATAGTTGATGAGTGTCACAAAATAAAATCAAGTAATAAGATTAGTAAGATAATATCTAAGATAATAACACCCAACAAATACGGATTTACAGGTACGTTACCTGAGGATAATTTAGATAAGTGGTCAATTATTGGTAAGTTGGGTCCAGTTATATATGAAAAGTCTAGTTATGAGTTACGAGTAGAGGACTATTTGGCTAATGTTGTAATAAAAATTATCAATATAAACTATAAGTATAGTCCTGTGTATGAAGGTGTGAATGGTTATAGATCTGAGTTAGAGTTTATATATGAGAGTGAACGTAGAAATTTATTTCTACAGAAGTTGCTTAAAAAACTAGACAATAACAGTCTTATTTTAGTTAACCATATTAAACACGGGGAAGCGTTACTTGAGCACCTACAGAGTATACCAGGTAAAGAGGTTTACTTTATACGAGGTGAGGTTGATGTTGAGGAGCGAGACAAAATTAAGAAAATAATGGAAAAGAAGAGTAATGTTATTTGCATTGCTATAAGCGCTATTTTCTCTACAGGGGTGAACATTAAAAATATACACAACATTATATTTGCTGCGGGTGGTAAATCCTTTATTCGGACTGTTCAGTCCATTGGTAGGGGATTACGTAAGCATGCCTCGAAAGACAAACTTGTTATATTCGACATATGCGATAGATTGAGATATGGTATACGTCATGGTGATAAGCGTAAGCAGATATATGACAAAGAAAAAATAAAATATGTTGAAAAAGATATCTAGTAAGTTATAATATCTTTAATGTCTAGGAAAAAAAGAGAAGGTGAGTATTATATTGAGCCAAAAGTGTTCAAGGCTTCCCTAAAAAAATATTACGATAGTGACGTACTAACCGACGACTTGGCAGAAAATATCAAAAAGATTGCATACGGTTTAAGTTATAACTCAAACTTTATCAACTATACTTACAAGGATGATATGATTGGCGACGCCTTGGTTAAGATGTACGCCGCATTAAAGTATAAAAAGTATAAATTTGAGAGTAATTCTAATCCCTTCTCTTATTTTACAACTATAGCTTTCAATGCATTCATTAACAGGATTAAGAAAGAGAAAAAACATCACGAGGCTTTGACTAATTATAAAGAGCAAGTCTATGAAGCTTATATGACTAACCCAGAAAACACAGGTGGTGGGGTTGTTTATGTAAAACCTGTTGATGAAGAAGATGACTTATACCACGATCAGTAAACCGAAATTTGCTATATTTTCTGACCTTCATCTAGGTGTACACTCTAATAGTACTGAGTGGCACAAAAACGCGCTTGAATGGGCAGCGTGGTTTAAAGATGAGTGTAAAAAGAAAAATATCAAAGATCTTATTTTTTGTGGTGATTGGCATCATAATAGAAGTGAGATATCTGTTAATACATTACAGGTATCCGCTGATATATTAGATATTTTATCTGATTTCAATATTATAGCTATCACTGGTAATCATGATATATACTATAAGCATCGTACAGATGTAAACTCTCTTTCAATTTTTAAGAAGCGAACAAATGTTACTATCTTAGATAAGCCGTTAACGATTGAAGCGTTTGATAAGACGTTAACCTTCTGCCCGTGGAATACTAATCCCCGTGATATACCGCAGAGTGATATTATCTTTGGTCATTTTGAAATTGAAACATTTAAAATGAATTCGTATAAGGTATGTGAAGAGGGAGTAAAAATAAAAGATCTATTAAAGAAATCTGAGTTAGTTGTTTCAGGTCATTTCCATACTAGACATGAAAAAAAGTTTGGTAAGGGTACTATACTATATTGTGGTAACCCTTTTCAAATGGATTTTGGAGATGTTGACAACGAAAAAGGATATTACGTTTTAGATCTCGATACTATGGAGTATGAGTTCACTCCTAACACTATTTCACCTATTTATAAAAAGGTAGCTTTGAGTGAATTGGTAAGAGAGGGTGATATAACCAAGCATGTTATAGACCTTGTTTGTAACAACATTGTGAAACTCAAAGTAGATATGAATATATGCCATGAGGATATGGATATACTTCTTAAAAAATTGAATCTACTTAAACCGAGAAACCTTACGGTCGATTATGATATTAACTTTAATCGAATTTTAGAAAATACAGATGATAAGGAGGATCTTTCAGGTATTGATATACCACAAGCAATAGAGGAGTTTATTAATTTGCTTGAAATAGCGAATAAAAAGGATATTATTGATTATACTCTAAATTTATATGAAAAGAGTCGAATTTAAAAAGGTTAGCATTGTAAATTTCCTTTCTGTTGGTGAAGACCCTGTAACTGTTGAGTTTACTAAGGGTCTTCATATTATTACAGGGTCAAATAAGGATAAGCCAGCTAGAAGAAATGCTATCGGTAAAAGTACTGTAGCGGATTCCATTTATTTCTCTATATTCGGTGACACATTACGTGAGATTAAAAAAGATCTTATACCAAATAACCTTACTAATGGTAAGACACATGTGGAACTAGACTTTGATGTAATAACACCATCCGGCAGGAATGAGTATAAGGTAATTAGAAACCTATCACCATCAAAAGTTTTTATATATAAGAACGGGATCGATAAGACACGGGATAGTATTAGTAATACAAACAAATATATATGCGATGTCTTAAGTGCATCACCTGCTATTTTTCAAAACTGCGTTATTATGACTGTCAATAACGCAATACCCTTTATGGCTAAAAATAAAGTTGAAAAACGAAAGTTTATTGAAGATATTTTTGGTATGGAGGTTTTTAGTCAAATGCTATCTGCATTGAGATCTGAATATAACGAAGTTAAGAGAGATCATGATACAGAGGTTACTAAATTAGATGAGGTAAATACTAGCTTTAATAATTACAATACACAAAAG